GTAAAGTTTTATGGAAAAGAGTCGGGTTCTCAACTCTATCACCTTTAATGGTGACAAAACAGGGTACTATCGTGCATCTACGTCTACGGGTCTCTACCCGGAGCCGTCAGATGATGATGTGTGCGCAAAGTTTGGCATCTCTGCCAATCGATACGCAACCCTGGCCGTTGCAGTTAACGGTTCTGAGAGCTTCCGCTCTACCGAGTACAAAAGACCTAAAGTTAATGAATGTAGACATGTTAAAACCAACGAAGTTGCTGTGAACTTTTTTAGTTTATGGCATCAACGTTCGTCTACAGCATCCGGCGTGTATTTTGGGAGACCGCATTATTCTTCCAATTGGTACCCATACTACGTCAGTGCACCAGGAAAAAATCTGTGGTATTACGCAGATCCAACTCCTGCTTTGGTCGATGTAAGTAGTGCATCACGTCGCGCATGGTGGAATATGCAACCACACTTCCATGGTAATACTCAGCTTCTTAATTCATTATTTGAATTAAGAGATTTTCGAGAATGTGGAAGGAACCTGCTCAATAGTATCAACAGGTTGCGACGTTTCGGGCCGGCGCTCACAAGGCCGCCGGCGAGGGAAAATCCCCTCGATGATGCATCACACACACTAGCAGAAGGGACTTTGTTCTTTAACCTGGCGGTGCGGCCCCTTTTAAGGGATATTGCCGCATTGTTACTTCAGGCGCAGACATTGGCTAGTGAGGCAGAAGCCCATTACATTGAGAATGGGCAGCAACCCCATACAGTACATTATAGTGAAGAGCTTTTTTACAGTTCAACGCTACCAACACCACTGAACGGTGACGTTTATGTGGTCGTTGGGAAGCAGTCTCGCGTGTTATTTACTGCGAGTATGGAACGAACTTATTCGGTAAGACCGAGGGGTTCATACCAGCGCTTCCTGGACTATTGGGGTTTGAATCTTGATTTCGAAGCTATGTGGAATGCTTTACCATTTAGCTTCCTTGCCGATTATGTATTATCAATCGGGAAAGCGATTCATGCCATGGAAACGGATCCATATACCGATCCGTTGCAACTTACTTATTATGAGTCTGTACTTCGCGAAAGTACGCGTGGAAATCATACTTCTACAAAATACCATGGAAAATGTACCATGGATGGGTCCAGAATTTTTGACCCTCAGTCTACTCATAATTTAACTGGTGGTTGCAGAAACTCGTATTACGAGCGCTACTTCGCCGCACCGAATTTCGGGCCTGCGTTACCCGCGTTTAATAACTTGACGCGGACGCAATTGACGAATATAGTAGCACTCCTCCGTGTATTTACTTAGATTCCACCGGATATCCCGGCGTTACCTACACGTTACGTAGTTTATATATATAGGAGTACAAGTCCATGCCAATTTTTACATTACCCCTCGTTCTTACTGTTAACACCGTTGCACACTCATTCAACGAGCGCTATCAGCGTTACGAAGGTGGGTCTCAGGTTGCGGAATACTACGAACCAGCGGCAAACCTGCTGAACGATCCTAGGATCATTATCAAGCAGGATTTGAAAAACAAAACCGCTGATCGTGCTCTTGCACAGTTCTCCATCCAAGAATTGCTTCCGGATGGTGTAACTTACAAGCCCATTATCGTGAATTTTACGATGTGGTGTAACCCGCTACACAGTTTGGCACAGAGGGACAACGCTCTTGAGCATATGGCAGCTATCGTCGCTCCCCAATCTTTTCGAGATGGGTTTTCTCAGCGACTGGTATGATAGCTGTAATGATGGCGGTTCTCCGTCACATTAGGCTCTTCGTTGTTGTACGGATTGTCTATGGCTGGAGGATTAAGCGTGGAATCACGCCTCCTGAAAAGCCAAAAGAGGATCGAATCGACGAAACTTGATTCGAAGGCCGCAGCGAGTCAGATGAAAACCTTGCTGCTAGAAATCTTAAAAGATGCTACCTCTCGTTGTGTATCGTACAAAGAAGCCGATTACCACCTCGACGTCTGCACAATTGAAAAACGTGCAAACGAAGAAGGAATTGGTTTCTTCACAAAAGTACTACCATCGCTCGCTACTGCGCTTTTTAGGCATGTAGAAACGGGCGAGGCCGTCTACCTAGGATGGAAATTACAATCCAAGGTTGCGTATCCTCGATTTCTCAAGGGTATCTTTCATACGGTCTTTTGTGGTTATCGCAATGATGTAGAGGTGGCATATGCAATTGATTGCATATACCAGATAGGGGTCTTGTGTAAGAAATTCCAAGGTCCTTACAAGAAAGAGGTTCTCAGCAAAGTATACGCTGAGTTCTGTGACACTGATAAGTTAATGGGCACTGTGTTCGACCGTCTTGATGATCGAAGTTTTCAAACACTCCAACTCGCTCGGTATTTTTTCCGTCGCGATTGGGATGCTTTCGATCCTTTTAATGGAGATAATATCCCACGTCCAGGACCTGGCGCCACTAGCTCACCAGTTCACAAATCTATGCGCTACGAGCCTCATAGATTCTTTACAAGTCATCAACAGAGTTTTCCTTATGAAGATTGGTTTTATGCCAATGCATGGGGAGTTGTTAATGATGCTCGAAAATTCATGCGGATACGAAAATACCGCATTTCTAAACCTACCGCGAGAATGAAATATGTCTTCAAGTATTACATGAAGCCTCGCGGCATTTGCATCGAAGAGAACGAGCCCCAGTTTTTACAACAGGGTCTTGCTAGAGCGATATGGGCCCATATATGCAAAATTAAGTTGCAAAAGCATATAGGCCGGTCAGATCAGCAGTTGCATCGTGACCTCGCTCTGGAATCCTCCATAACAATGGAGGAAGGTACGTTAGACATGGAAGGCGGGTCTGATCGCGTACCAAGAGACATTGTCTCCTGGATTGCGCAGGATAATGTGGATTTCCACAATGCCCTCATGTGTCTATCAACTCGACGTGTAGCCCCACCTCCTGAGTTGGAGGGAGCCCCAGCGCTGTTGCTAAATAAATATGCTCCTATGGGTTCTGGGTTATGCTTTCCCGTTATGGGTTTGATGCATTATTACCTGATTGCTGCAATAGTATACAGGCACACAGGAAACCTGATTTTAGACAAACTTTATGTATACGGCGATGATATTGTTTTGCCATCGTCAGTTGCATGGTCTGTCTTTTCCGAACTTCCCAAATTTGGTATGAAACTCAATCGTGAAAAGAGTTTCGTTCGGTCTTTGTTCAGGGAGTCTTGTGGATGTCATGCCTATTCTGGCGTAGACATCACCCCTGTGTTTTTTAGAAAAACACTTAACACTTGTGCTAATAGCCTAGCTTCCCTTATTGCATGTGAATCCCAATTTTATTTAAAAGGGTACATGCACGCAGCTAGGCACCTCAGGGACGTCGTAGAGACGCAGGAGGGTAAGTTACCTTTTGTGACGCAGTCGTCACCTGTCTTAGGTTGGAAGAGACCTGAGTCCGAAGTTAGCTGGATCCCGTTCCTCAAGGGAATTGGGCCATGCAAGCAACGGTGGAACTCTGATCTTCATCGCTATGAGGTCCGTGTTCGCGTTTTAAAAGACGTTGATCATGAAGAAGACGTTGTTATGTCTCCGGATCAAGCGTATATGCGCTGGTTCGCTCAAAGGACTGAAAATTCAGAGAAGTACAAGGGTCCGCCACAACACCAAAAGGTCGCGTGGCTGTGGTTATCAAGGACCGATTGTCTTCCGATCCTACCTGTTTGTAAATCAACCTTGGACGGTCGCGTAAATTCGCGCCTGCGCCAAGGGGTGTCTAAACATTTTTACCTTTTTACTAAGCTTAGACGCCACAGTGCAAGATTAGATGCAATTAAGCCCAACTAACC